CATGGATACTAAATCAACAGGTGCACCTGCGAGATCGTAGGGGAGATCCAATGCTCCTTTGCCAATGTTTTCTACGTTACGTACTGTTCCTTTGGCCACACCCTTGAGCATCTTGGCTGCTTCTGAAGGATTGAAGTCCTTGCCCTTGGCCATGGTGTCCGAGGTGATCGGACCGCTGTCGGCTACCCCCATGGGATCTTGGAAGTAATCCGTGCTCTCTCCGGTAGCAGGAGAACCATCGGCGCGAGATATGGGAGTCACGGCAAACGGGCTTTGCTGGTTAATACCAGTAGGCATCAAGTTGTTTGGCAAGCCTTGGTTACTGCCAAAACCAGAATTAAATGGCATTGGTGCAACAGTGGCAGCCCGCATAGCAATCATTGTTGGCGTAGGTGTTGCCAAATTGTTATACATATTGGCATTGTTATACGGCGCAGCAACAGGAGCGCTGTTCACATAAGCAAACGGATCAACAGGATGGTTGTACGCTTGGTACGGAACATATTGTGTGCTTGGTACTTCTACGGGTCCCATGGTTATCACTGACCCCGTTGTACCTGAAGTAGTTCTACTGGTAGTTGTTGGAGCAACAGTTGTAGTGTTTCCTCCAGTGACAATGGGAGGCGACCAAATAGATGTGGTCCACGGAGGGGCAATTGTGGTCCACACATAAGTACTTGTAAGTGTCGGTGTCGATGTCGGGGCTATCGTAGAAGTAGAAGTAGAAGTAGATGTTAGCGTGGGCGTAGACGTATTGGTTGTCTCTGGAAATGCTGTTGGCTCTAACGTAACTACTGGCGGCAAAGTAAATACACTTATCCACGGATCAGTAGTTTCACGCTTACCCGTAATGATTACTTGGGATAACGTATTGGTTTGAGTAGGGGTTGGAGTTCCCGTATTAGTTGTCTCTGGAAATGCCGTTGGCTTTAACGTAACTACTGGTGGCAAAGTAAATACACTTATCCACGGATCTGTTGTTTCACGCTTGCCCGTAATGATTACTTGGGATAACGTATTGGTCTGCGTAGGGGTTGGGCTTGCCGTATTAGTCGTCTCTGGAAATGCCGTTGCCTGTAACGTAACTACTGGCGGCAAAGTAAACGCAGTCAACCACGGATCAGTAGTCTCTTTTTTACCTACTACTGTCACCGGAGCAAACACAGTTCCGCCAGTATCCACTACTGTGTTATTTAAATTTGTTCCATTTTGATTCTGCAACTGGCTAAGCAAGAAGGGATCAACCCCTTCTTTGTTGCCTGTAACTGTCACCGTACCCAAATCAGTACCATTCCCACCTACAGTGGAATCAACACCATTCCCGCCTACAGTGGAATCAGTACCTACGATCTGGCTGATCAAAGTATTAAGATCGGTAGCCGCATTGGTATTAGAACTGTTGGCATCTCCAACAACAGGTATCTGATTTAAAAACGCTTGCAAGCTATTGGCGTCTGCCCCAGTCAGCAACCCAGCATTCTGATAGTTGGCTGCGGTATCCGGATTACCATAGGTATATCCGTTGTCGCCAAAGGTGTATCCGCCACCATTTTCGCTATTTCCAAAGTTGTTCCCAAAATCACTGCCGCCGCCACTGCTTATCCAACCGCCGTACTCTCCGCTATCCCCTACGTTGGCAGAATCAGCAAATGTACCTATAGCCGCGTGCACCGGACCACCGGGCGGCATCTTCACTTCCCCACCCTTAGCCATGGTCCTCGGAGCTTGCTCCTCGGGGAATGGACTGCGCACAGCCAAATCAACACTGGCCAGCGCCGGAGGTTTCACCTGAGCCAGCCACTGCGATGCTACGCTGGGTTCGGTGCGCTCCTTATAAGCCTGCACCGTTGGATCATCCTCGTCAGAGTTATCCGCCAAGAACGACAGAGCCATCGCGGCTTGGTAGTTTGGTCCGAGGGCCGCGAGCATCGCAGCTTTATCTTCTGTCGGCTGTTCAGCCTGCGCCATCCGCGCAGCACCGGCCACGGGCCGAGGAGCGGGGGCCGCTTGATCCATAGGACTGACAGCAGGTTTTTGCGCTACCTGCTGGCCCAGCTTGGAGCCAGTAACCTTCTCAACGTACTTGGCTGTCTCATCGGGGACCGCGCCCTTCTTACCGCTGGCCACCCACTTATCAACATTACCCGGGCCCCAGTTGTAAGCCGCAGCCGCCAAGGTTGGATCGTTGTTGTACTTTTGCAGCATGGCCGCTGCGTAATCCTTGCCCACCCGTGCCCGCTCTTCAGGAGATTTATTGCGCGCCGGTTCTACCCCAAAACCCGGATCAAGAAAGGTTTTATCCAAAACCTGCATCTCACCCTTGGCAGTACCATGCTTAGTCTTAGGACCTTGCAACAATTTACCATTGGCATCATAGCGGCGCTTGTTGCTTTCCGCTTCCATGATTTTGTCAATAAATTCCTGATTCGGATCTTTAGCCATGGTCCGTGGTCCTTGGAGGGTGTTACTACCCTCATTCTACAAGTTTGTCAATAATACTCAAGGGCTCCTAGCTCTACCTTTTCCTCATCCTGTTCATCAGAATCCAAAGCAATAAAATTCCCTTGACGGAATCTTGTCCAAGCCATAACCGTTGAGTCCACCTGATCGTCATGCGCCCCATTAGGAAACGATGCACATTCTTCAACAAGCTCTTGCGCCCACTCCAAATCCGCCGGATACCAGATCATTCCCGATTCCAACAAGGGAGCTACCGCATTAGCACGCGATATCTTATCCTGCCCGGTCCGTCTGCCGCCGGGTGAGTACATCGTAACCGGAATCCCTATGCGGCGCAATTCCTGTTGCAATGGCGTGCCAGTAGCCTTGGCCTCGATCAAAACATTATCGGGATTCCAATAAAGGTACTCGGACCGCGCAACGCGCTTCAATTCAGGAAAGTCCCACCGCCCGCGCTTCACGTTGAGCAAGATCAGATTGGGGCCCGAGTCGGCAGAAGGGGTGAACACGCCCCACGTCGAGATGACAGAGTAGTCCGCCGTCTCCTTCTTGGAGTACGCAGTATCGTAGGACTGGATGATGTATTCGCAGGCCGGGGGTTCATCGTAAGTCCACTTGCGCCACCAATCGCGCTTCAAGATTGCGCCTTCATCGTTGGTGGGCTGCTGCTGCCACTGGGCATTCCACTTCTTTAAACCAATGCTGACTTTGACTTTTTCTAGCTCATCTATATGCCAATACTCGGGCCAAAGTGCGCGGCCCGAGGGAAGAATGGCAGGAAATTCCAAGATCTCCCATTGATCTGACTTTAACTGCCCTTGCTGCCTTAGTAAGCGCCCTGTAAGGTCATCGGTCTTCCAGCGGGTATTAATGATGATGATCGAGCCGTTGGGCTGGAGACGCTGACGGGGGCCCGAGGTATACCACTCCCAAGTGTTCTCCATGGCTGTGTCAGACAGAGCGTCCTGCTCGTCCAAGATATCGTCCAGAATGACAATGTCACCGCCGCGCCCGGTCATCGCGCCGCCCTTACCGATGAAATAGGCTTCCCCACCACCCTTCGTGTTCCACCGACCAGCAGCCTTGCTGTCAGCAGAAAGGCCCACGGACGGGAAAAGTTCCTTGTACTTATCTTCCTCGACAAGGTTTCGGATCATCCGGCCAAAGCGTTGGGCCAGCTCGGCAGTATGGGAGCCGACAATGAGTTTAGAAGCGGGGATCTTGCCCATCAGGTAGGCGGGGAACAGATAACTGCCCATCTGTGACTTGCCGTGGCGCGGGGGCATGGCGATCATGAGCCGCTTGCATTTGCCCTCGATCACCCGGTCAAAAGCCTTGGCAATCCGCTTGTGGTGTTCCCCGATGATGATCTCGGGCCAGACGTAGCGGCAAAACTCTAGGAAGTTGGTGGTGGCCTTGTCCCGGATTTCAATTTGACGTAGGCGTAGCTCCAGCAGGAGGCGTTTATGTTCGACATCGGGGGCTTCATTTGGGGCCATGGGCAGACTCGTAAGGTTCTGAATTTTTATAGTATACCCCCACCCTTGCCTTTTTAAAAACAAGGGGGTGGGGTCGATAACTCCCGATTACCCTGTTATTTGTCTAAAACAGGGGCGAAGCTGACGCTGAGCAAGCCGGTGCCTTTATGGCCCTCCCCCCTCTAAGAAAGACAGAGACAGACAGTCAGAGAGTTGCGGGCCCACCCACCCCCGCCACCACCTTTGAGGGAAAAATAGAAAGAAGAAGTAAGGGTAAACACCTATTGACACGGCGGGCCCACCCACCCCCGCCACCACCTTTAGGGACTGATAGTTATCAGTTTATATTGCGATATTGGCAATCATTCAAGCGACCCTATTACATTTGGCAAGCATCGCGTAAGTGCTTGATTTATAAGGCTTTTTTGGGAATTGCTTAGGTGCGCGGACTGGGGCGCTGCGCACAGGCAAAAGAAAAGCGGCCCAGTTGGGCCGCTTAGGGTAACTGGGCCCGTGGGCCCAGTTCGGGGTTACTCTGCTGCTGCTGCTGCTTCGCGTGCTTTGTATGCTTCTTTGGAAGCAGTGCTTAAGCGTACAGCTTCCTCTTCAGGGTAAAGATCCACTTCTTCAATTTGCACGCTAGCAAATTTGCTAGCGTATGCGAAGTCTGTGCCATCATAATTGCAGAGGCTAGAAGCTTTGCGCAGTGTGCCGATGAACCCGATAAACGCTTGCAGTTCTTTGGTGGAAACGCTCTCAGGGATCACCAGCTTGCAGTCCCATCCGAGGTTCAATATACGAGTCTTCATTTTGCTATCCTTTCTAGGGTTGATTGTCAGCGGCTGCTGACATGGACATTATAAGCCAGCCCCACGGGGCTGGCCCACAATTCTTTCTATCGATTAATCGAACGTGATAGATACGCACGTGCCGGACAGTGCCGACTCGACATCAAAGTTGTTATCCATCCAGTCCTGCACCTTTTGATCTAGATCGATGTCATCGATGGCCTCATCGATCTGGCGGGTAATTTCGTGGCTGTGATTTTCAAGTGCCACTTCCACTGAACTGTGAACAGCAGTAAAGGCCTTTTGAATTTCGGCCTCGATCAATTCGCGCAGTGGTGCGTTGGCAGCGGCCATGTCGGACTGGTGCAGTTTGATGGCTGTATTCAATACTGAATACACAGCAGTGAGTAACGCTGCCGAATTGTCAGAGCCATTGGCCAGTTCAGTTGCACGGGCCAGCGCCGTATCCATGTTGTCATACGTCACAAACAGGTTGTTTGTGTACGTGGCAAGAGTAGTTCCGTAGACTTTCATTTTGCTATCCTTTCTAGGTTGATGATGTAGCCCCACTGGGGGACTGTCTGAATTATAGCCCAGTGGGGTAACAAACCAGCCCCAGCCCCGATTGTATTTTTCAATTAAACCAGCCCCACCGATAGCGCCCAAGCTTCGCGGCCCTTCGCTGCGCGAGCCCTTCGGGCGCGGGCCGCGAAGCTTGGGACGTGGTGCGCGGTCCGCGCACCACGCAGCGCGGTGCATTTTCACTGGTGCACGCAGCGCGGCGCGCGGCTTGGTTTCCGATATCGAAAGCAACCTAAAAAAGGCCAGCAAAATTACCCTTTTCCATTGGGCAATTCGCCAGCCTTACGCAATAGTTAAGCGCTAAGCAATTCCACTGCTCGATTTTTAAGCGCTGCGCCAGTGCCAAACCATGCCGATTCAAGGCGCGTATTGTCGGACCTTCCGCGCTCATGATCCACCAATTCGGTGACAGCATTAAGCATGGCCCAGCGACTACCAGCAACCCCGTCGATATCGGAACCGATAGCGGCTCCGTTGAATAATTGCAGCACCCGCTTATAGGCGCGGCTTTCTGTGATATCGATCCGGCCTGTGTGGTAGGGTTTGAGCAATTCGGCAACAAAAGAATCGGCCTCCGCTGCACTCATGGTTTCCGCTGCCAATTGGCGGCTCTGAACAATAAAGCGCTCGAATTGATTCGCCACAATCCCCAATTGCAGGCGGACGGTGTCGGCGTCGAAGCGCTCACTATGCAATACGCGAATGGCACTTTTCAGATATCCCTTTTCGGTTTCCGCTTCGCCCTTCACGGCCTGCCCGTTGGAATAGCCGCCCACTGCCGCCGTGATTGTGTTATTGCACACCACGCGAATTGCAGTGAATTTCGCAATTGTCGCCATGGTTCCATCGTAGGACGTGCCCAGCAATAGGTACGGCTTGACTAGGTCCCCGTCTACCACTGGTGCCGCTTCGCCCACGCTCGCCAGTGCCCAAACCCTGCGCCCGTAACTAAGGGCTCCGGCTGTCTCCAATTGAAAACCGCCAAGCGCTACTAAGTCAGAGAAAAAGCCCATTATTTCGGCGGGCTGAACAACGTTATAGCCCTTCGATACTACCGCCAGCGCTGCGCCGGTATCGCTCCGGTGCAGTACTTTACGCTCCGGCCATGCTTGGGGCTCTGTTGCCGCTGCTGTCTGAAATAGAACGGGGCTCTCCAATACGCTGTAAGACAAGCCAGCTTCGCGGGTCCAAGTGGGGATATCTGCCCCCGCTGTCAGTGCCTGCCCCAGTCCGTGCCACGGGGTTTTACCTGCGTACGCAATCGCTGCGCTGCCGGTGGTGGTGTCGATCATATGTGCCATTTTGCTATCCTTTCTGTTGTTAAAAAATTACCGGTTTTCCTGTTCCGGTGCGCCAGTATAAGCGCAATATTCAGTGCCTGCCGATTGTATTTTTCAATCGAATTTATCCAGCACCCAGCTAATCCCTATTATGACGGCCAGCGCCACGAAGGCCATTATCATGCTGCCGCCTTTCCGCAATCCCCTGCGATATGGTGCCGCAACATGCTGCCACGGGGCAAACCATGCGCGAAGGCGCGGACGGCCTGCGCATCATTGGCGGCCCCTTTCTTTTTAGTAGCATGCCACTGTATAGCAGTGGGGCCCGATGCTGCATAGCAACCCCCTTCGGCATCGGTGCCGACTCTCTTTTTTCCGGTACCGTGCCCAACGAACACCACCACATAATCACGTTGACCACGTGCGCATAGTGGGGAACCATTCCCGCACTGCTGGCATGTGAATGAATCGGACAATTCGGCAGGGCACCGGACAAACCCGATACCGTGGAATTTTCGGGGCCATTGGTCCGCGCTATCGTGGGGCGCTGCGTAAACGGCAGGCCTTCCAAGCTCTACAGCGCGTGCCGCATCTTGCATGGTGTCGCAGCTTGCATTAAATACGGTTTTGCCTTCGGCAGGCAGTGGTAAGGCTTCGGCCTGAAAATGGCTGTAGGTCCAAGCCAAGCCCCCACGGGGAACCGCATCATAAACGGCCTGCATATATTCGGCATCGACTAGGTCCGTGCCGGTTTCGCTTTTCGGGTGCAGCTTGCACGTTTTGGGGCACGTGCCATAAGTCTCATGTTCGCCTGCGCGATAAGTAACGGCAATGGGGCCGGTTTTGCTGTTGCTGCTGGTTTGTACTGTCTTGAGCATGATGTTATCCTTTCTGATATGCCGGAACCGTTCCGGCATGGTTTGAATTATGCGGCTATTTGGTTACTCCGTGCATTGTATTTTGCTATCGTCTCGCGGCTAATAATAGGTATCGCAGTGCGTGCCGGAAAGTCCCACGGGAACCCCTCTATTACCATGTTCTCGGCGTATTGTCGGGCGGCCTTAAGAGTATCGAAAGCGCGAACGGCGGTGCGCGTGCTAGGGTAGCAAACAACGAACTTGACGCGCTCGCGCGGCTTGGGGTGTTGGCGTCGGTAGCTTACGGGATTAGACATTTTGAGCCCCTTCGATTACGCGCATAGCGGCTTCCTCGCCCCCATCACACATACTAACGGCAACGACAATTGCGGCCATTACGTCCGAAAGGGTCTGCTCCCCTGCACCTCGAACGACAGTGGAATAAATACCGCCATTTTCTTGGGCGCTATCCCAATCAATATATTGGCTTTCGCGGTACATTTCGATTGTGGTTTTAACCGGCTTTTTAGCAAAAGCCACAGCGTGGCCCCATAAAATGTATGAGTCAGTTACCGTGCGGCTTTCGGAAAAACGTTCCGATATTCTTTCCTCGTCATAACCCATTGACAACATAAGGGCAATCGTTTGGACATTTTCCTTGCTCTCATAACCCATGCATTGGCCGTACGCCTCAACAAAGGCTTCTATCTCTTTTGCGGTTTTCATCTCTCTATCCTTTCTGTGGTGTGCGCACTATTGCGACACGGCCCTATGTTAGCCCAAAATACATCCCTGCCTAATTGTATTTTCCTATCACTAAGCCAGTGCCAATAGCTGCCGCAATTTACTCCAATCCATGGCGCGGGACGGCCAAGAGGCCATAGGCGCAAGCCTAAGCCCCTGCTGGGCAAGCTCGATAGCATCCTTGCCAGCATAAAGGGATATCGTGGAAGGGACCAACAAGGAGCCCTCCCGCTTGACCAAAATAAAGCACGGACGGCCCGCTGCTGAGTTGCGGGCCATAAAGGCTATTTGATGTGGCCGAAGGCCTACCTTCAGGCCGCGAGTGACAACCTTAAGCTCGACCAGCACAAACCGCGAATTAATGCCAATGAGCATGTCCGGAATGCCGAGGTTTACCCGATTCTCCAGCCGCTCAATATCGCAATTGAGCAGGCTAGTGCGCACGCGCTGGGAAAATTTACTCTCCGGTGTTGTCGCCATGGTCTATCTCGAAAATGTCCGGCGGGGGCTCCGCCACGCCTGCGTCAAAAATGGGGTCTGCCTGCTTAGCTATGCTGTCCATGACCAAACCGGTGTCAGCGTCAATCAGGGCAGTCGGAGGGGGACCGCCGTACAAGCGCTTAAGCTCTTCAAGCTGGTGTTGCACTTCTTCTTTGCTCATGCTGTCAATGGTCCCGTGCCGGATTTCCTTGCGCTCCACGTAGATTGTCCCCAGCGCCTGTCCGCGCCGATACTCAGCGGCCACGGCAGCCGAGAACGCCCCAGCCTCCAGCGCCTTGTCGCGGATGATCTGAAGGTCCCGCATGTGCCGCTCATAGCTGGTGTTGTACTTTGAGGCCAATTCGGCCCTGTAGGCCTGAATAGCGGCCACCACGTGGGGGTATACCTTGGGGTTCGTTAGCTTCCACGCCATGACCGATGCGCTGCCCTCTCGGTACCCTGCGCGGATCGCGGCTTCCTTCAGGGTCACACGGCCATCCCCTGAGACGTACTCCTGAACGAACTTCCATTCCTTTTCGTTCATAACCTTGCGCTGCTTGCGCAGCGGGACAACTTCCCCAGCCATGCGCTGCTTGGCCTTGTCAGGCACCACAGGCGGCACGTTCCAAACGTCTTTACGGGTCATGCTGTCCTCCATAGTCGCCAGCCGCCGCTTACCTGCTTCAAGGAGAACTTCCACGTGGGCTCATGCTTCTGGATGAACTGGGCAGCAGACACCCGCGCCGAGGTTCCCTTGGGCAGGGTATCAAAAAAGATGCTGTCGCCCACTTCCATATCCTTGAACGGGTAGCGGGTCCTTCCTTGGGGTATGGGCACATCAGGGTCTATTTGGAGGTTTGTAAGGGACATGATATATAAAGCCTATCGTAACGCAGATGTAGCTACTTTAAGGGACGTAATTTCCAGAAGTCAAGCGTTCAGTTTTTCGGGCCTCCTATAGAGTTTTTTCACAAGAATTTATTTTTTAATTTTTTTTTCTCGAAGCGTAGGGACACCCCAGTAAATTACACCTACTACAGTACTCAGATTCCACCGTAATGGTATAACCTATTGATTTACATCACTTATTACGCCAATTACACCATTACGTCTATTCTCACAAAAAAAGATGAAAAAACATTTTTCTTTGGAAAAACCTTATAGGGAACCCCAAAAAAGCATATAAGAACCGCTTTCTTATATGCTTTTGGTTATATAAGACCCATACCATAGGGTAAACCCTAGTATCAATTCTACAAATTGACACCCAAAAATAAAGCTTGACGTAAGGCTAGGTAAGATACAATAAACCCCGGGCCTCGGTCCTCGGACCAGTTTCCATTAACCATCAAGAAAGGATAGATAAATGCAGACACAGATGCCGAATCAAACCAGCATTGCAGACGTAATGCTGAGCATTCCTGTAGAAGTTCACTACGCGCTAGACAAAGACGGGAGAACGCAAATAGTAGCAGTAAACGTAACGGTAGGGAAAAGCTCTCTAAACGTTATCAGTCTACTTGGAGAAGATGACTTCTTTGATATTTTTGTCCAACTGGACGATTACTACCACGAGGTGTCCTGATGAGCTACGTCAACTACTGGCACAAAATCAACGACAAGGGCGACTACTTTAATTGCAATTTTTACTACGAGCCCGTGGAAAAAGCCACTGCTGATGATCCCCCGAGCCACGGTTCGTGGATCTTGGTCAGTGTGAAGTTAGCCGGTGTGGACCTGTTTGAACACCTGTCCTACACCACTTTGCGGGACATTGAGGAGTCCTCGCAGATCACTTTTGAAACCATGGGGGAATAAATGCAGAGTTATCTTTTTTGGTCACAGGAGCATGGTGACGTGTATATACATGCTGAAAACGAGGACAAGGCGTGGGACAAGTTTTACGACACCCACAATGGAAATGGGGACTACGAGGTTGTGGTCCATTTGTTAGACGAACTAGGAGAGAGCTATGAGTGATGATCTTTATCAGGTGTACCACATCAACGGCACCGTTACCCCCGATGAGTATCGGGAAGCCTTGGTCCGCGCAACGTCACCCGAGGACGCTGTACAGCAATTTGGCGCTATTTATCCTGAAGTCCCTGAAGGCGATTTTGTGGAAGTGAACTTGGCATATCTGTGCACTGACTGCGGTTGGCCATCAATTAAGCAGAGTAATGTCCGCGATATCAGTGGAGCGGATGCCTATACCTGCCATGTCTGTGAAAACTGTGGCCACCACTTCGGAGGGGACCTTGACCATGCTTAACCTGATCCGCCTGTACTTTATGTTCCGCCGCAAGGGGTGGAGCCGTATTCAATCGATTAAATCAACTTGGAGAATTGCAAAATGATATTTGGAACTAAACGCATCAAAGCTTTGGAAGAGCAATTGGAAATGCACATTAACCGGCTCAACAACCTGTTTGCAAACCTGCAAAGTCAGATCATTAGCCTGCACCACGCGAAGGTGACCGCCAGTGTGGATAAGAAGGTTGCCCAGCGCCTAAAGCAGCGGGAGTATGCACGGGAGTATTACCGCAAGAACAAAGCCGTGGTGAATGCAAAGACCGCAGCACGGAGAAAGGCCAAGGCTGGGAAATGAAATTTTTTTCTTTTTTGAAGAATCAACTAAAGGGGCTGACACCTTTGGAAGTGATCAGCAAGGAGCTGGCACAGGCTCATTTGGATAGGCTGGAAGCGGAGAATGCTTGCGAATACAGCCAAGCTGTGCTGGATCTAAATTTGGCCCGCATCGAACGGTTAAACCTACGTATCAAGGAGTACAAATAATGAACTGGACACCTGAGCAGAAATGGAAAGTCATACAGGCGTGGTTGTACGCATACGACCAAGGCATACACAAAGACTACGAGCAGCAACTACTACTGGCTATCAAAGGAGAAGCACAGTGAACGAAGCAGACAAACACTACATGACACCGACACCCATTGAAGAAGAGGTCCGTGATCCGTGGTCCTTTATCAGTCAACAGATAAGAGGTCTACTTGCACTTGCAGCCATTGTGGTTGGTGTGTGGATGCTTGTTGCAGCGGTGGTGGTGAGATGAACGAGATGACAGACTGGTTTCCCCCACACATCAAGCCTGTGCATATCGGTGTGTACGAAATTAAATTTTCTAATGTGCCACTTGGCAAACGTTTAATGTACGCACGATGGAATGGTAAAGAATGGTCAAACTTTGCGTATAAAAAGAATGATGACTGTATGAACGATTGTTTCGGCGCAGTGCAAAAGAAACATT